TAATTCAGCGTACGCCTTGGGAGATCAACCAGAATGTGTTGGCGGTTATATTGTGGGCGTGGGACAACAACGTAGAGGTTGAGGGGTTACCTTCTAAAGAAGATGAAGAGCTTCCACCTTTTCCTATTGATGGTAAAGAAAACAAAGACTCAAGAAATGCCTGGGCTAAAGTAGCCAGCAAGATACACCGAAGAAATTTATCAACAAGGTCTAAGAGGATGTTGACTACAAAGGTGATTTACCTTGCGGAGAAGTTTGCAGGAGAGAGAATATTTTTGCCTTGTAACGTGGACTTTAGAGGGCGTGTTTACTATGCTCCAACATTCTGTAATCCAATGGGCAATGATTTATCTAGGGGGTTGTTACAATTTTGGAGGGAAGAAAAGGTACGTAACAAAGAGGAGGCAAGGTGGCTTGCAATACATGGCTCTAATTCTTATGGCAACGACAAGGTATCTTTAACTGATCGAGAGCAGTGGGCATACGATAATGCCGACATGATTAAGTCTATTGCTATTGATCCTATCGGTGACTTGAGGTGGACTGAGGCTGATGCACCTTTTAGTTTTTTAGCTTTTTGTTTTGAGTGGAGAGTGTTTCTTGAAAAAGGAAAGATAAAAACAAAGCTTCCAGTGATGATGGATGCAACAAACAATGGCCTACAGTTGTTGTCGATCCTTACAAGATGTGAGTATGGATGTGCAGCAACCAACGTAACACCAAACGATCAGGACATACCTGCTGACATTTATACGACTGCAAGGCTGCGTTGTGAATCCTACATGAGAGATGATGCCAAGAAGGGACATCCTTTTGCTCAAGCCTGGTTGGATTATGGCATTGATAGAAACTGTTTAAAACGTCCTACAATGACCAAGGCTTATGGGCTTACGGCTTACTCATGTAGGCAATATGTACTCGACTGGTTTGAGGACAAGATACATGGAGATGATTGTCCGAGTCCCTTTTGTGAAAAGGAATACTACAAGGCAGTTCATTATCTTTCATCGAACGTATGGAGAGCTATTGAAGAAATCCTTGATCTTCCGAAGCAGTGCATGGATTGGTTTGTTGAGGTTGCACAAATTGTTAGTGCAGAGGGAAGACCACTTCAATGGACTACACCTAGTGGTTTTGTTGTGAAGCAGGACTACAAAAAAGTTAAAGAGAAAAAGATTAATACATGGATTACTGGTCAAGCACTTCATGTGAACTTTCAAGAAAGCACTGACCAACTGAGTGTTGTAAAACAAAAGAATGGTGTAAGCCCTAACACAATCCACTCATATGACTCAGCTCTTTTGCATTTAGTTGTATGCGAATCTAACAAGCTTGGTTTGTATGATTTCTGTATGATCCATGACTCATTTGGTACTCACTCAAACAAAGCACAGTTGCTTGCAGACACTATAAGATCTGAAGCAGTCAAGATGTTTACTCCTGATTTGTTGCGTGATTGGTTGAGTCAGATTAAAAAACAAAACCCTGACCTTGAATTTCCAGAGCCACCACAGTACGGCCAAGCGGATATCTCATTGATTGCTGAGAGTCCCTACTTCTTTTCCTAACGGAAAATCTGAAAACATAAAATAAAATAATATACACATATGAAAATACATAAACTAACCACGCCTATCGGAAAGGCATTTTATCCGAAGTTACAGCCCGATTATAAATGGGATGAAAATGGTCAATATTCCTGCAAGATTCACATCGAAGATGAAGGAGAGTACAACGAGTTTGCTGCAAATGTAGATAAGCTTGTGGAGGCTGCTTACAAGGAGGAGCTTGTAAGGCAGGGGAAAAAGAAGTTAAAACAATTCAACACGCCACCTATCCGTATCACTGATGATGGTGATAACGAGATCTATGCGAAGCAAGTAGCAAAGAAGCAGACTGCTAAAGGTGAGCGTACATTTTCTATTGGCATCTATGATAGCCAAGGAAACAAGCTTCCATCAGATACAAATGTTGGAAGTGGTTCACAAGTTAGAATGAGTGTTGAACTTGCGACTTGGTATGTTCCAGCACTTGGCTTTGGTTATAGTCTTCGACTTCGTGCCGTCCAAGTTATAGAGTTAGTTGAATACAGTGGGGGCGGTGGAGCCGACAACGCTGAGTCCTTTGGATTTGGTGAAGTAAAGGGAGGTTTTGTTGGTGAAACAGAAGAAGATAGCGAAGAAGATGAAGAAAGCGAAGAAGAGAATCAAGCATCGTCGAGTGCAGTTCCGTTCTAAGTTTGAAAAGAATACAGCCCTCTCCCTTAAACGGGAGGGGGTTGAATTTGAGTACGAAACTTTGAAGATCAGTTACACCAAGCTGGCAACGTATACCCCTGACTTTATTTTTCCCAATGGTGTGATCATAGAAGCCAAGGGATTTTTTAAACCCAGTGATAGGACTAAGCATATTTTGATATCCCAGCAGACTGATTACGATATCAGATTTCTTTTCCAAAATGCATATAACCGACTCACCAAAAACAGTAACACCACTTACGCCTCATGGTGTGATAGACATGGCTTCATGTGGTGTCACAAAAGAATACCAACAGAATGGACGAAACCGATAATGGATTCATAGAAAGACATCTTCCATGCCCTGACTGCTCTAGCAGTGATGCGTTGTCACTCAATGCAGATGGAAGTACCAAGTGTTTTAGTTGTGGTAAATTTACTCCTGCTAGAAACGAAACAATCAAACCAACAAAGAAAGTAAAAATGAAAAAGAACAAAGAAGAAGAAGAATTTATTTATGGGGATTTGTTACCCATAGCACCTAGAGGAATACACCTGGACACCTGTAAGAAGTATGGTTATTACGTAGGCAACTTCAGAGGCAAGACAGTACACATAGCCAACTACAGAAACTTTGATGGTGAGTTAGTTGGTCAAAAGATAAGAGACAAAAACAAAAAGTTTCAGATAACAGGTTGTGTAAAGGACACCTTTTTTGGTCAACACCTTTGGCCGAATGGTGGCAAGAAACTTATAGTATGTGAAGGGGAGATAGACTGTCTAACAGTAAGTCAACTAGGTTCTAACAAGTATCCATGTGTTTCTATTCCTAATGGGACTGAATCAGCCAAGAGTGCGTTTAAGAAAAACTTAAAGTGGCTTGAGTTGTTTGATGAAGTGGTACTGATGTTTGACATGGATGAAGCAGGACAGAAGGCGGTGAGTGAGTGTGTTAGTATTATCCCAACAGGGAAAGCTTATGTCGCTAAGTTACCTGGAAAAGATCCTAACGCATTACTGATGGAAGGCAAAGCACAAGATGTTGTTAGGGCGATGTTTGATGCCAAGCAGTGGAGTCCAGTGAACATCATTGATGGTGCTGATTTATTTGAACGTATTTCTACATTAAAAAAGAATGATTCAATTCCGTATCCTTTCAAAGGACTTACGGAAAAAACAAAAGGTCTTCGTAAAGGTGAAATTTCTTTATTTTGTGCAGGAAGCGGTGTTGGAAAGTCACAAGTCTGTAGGCAGATTGCTCATCATCTACTCACTCAAACAAAAGATAAGAAGGTAGGCTACATAGCCCTTGAAGAAAATATTGAGCGATCTGCACAAGGTATTCTTGGACTTGAGTTGGGAAAGCTATTGCACCTTGATGAGATTGTTGTTGATGATGACTTCAAGAAAGCATTTAAGAAAACAGTGGGATCTGGAAAGTTCTTTCTTTACGACCATTGGGGTTCTCTTAATACTGATCAGTTACTTTCGCACATTCGTTATTTAGTAAAGGCACTTGGAGTTGAGTACGTGGTTCTCGATCACATCTCCATTGTAGTTAGTGGAATGAGTGAGTCAGAGATGGGCAATGAAAGGAGAGCTATTGATGTTCTGATGACAAAGCTGCGAACGCTTGTTGAGGAATGTAACTTTGCTCTTATACTTGTTAGCCACCTAAAGCGACCAGAAGGGAACCGAGGGTACGAAGACGGAATCATGCCTAACCTATCTGCACTTAGGGGCAGCTCTGCCCTTAGTCAGTTAAGTGACATTTGCATAGCCCTTTCCAGGGATCTCCAAAGTGAAGATAAAGTCACGAAGTTGTCTGTTCTTAAAAACCGATTCAGTGGGGAAACAGGACTTTGCAGTTACCTTAAGTACTGCCCAATAACAGGCAGACTAACCGAAACAGAAATATCAGAAGAATTTTAATATTATTACTATGAGTTACAAATATAACATCCTAATCAGTGACATAGAAACGAACGCAATCAAAAACTGGCAGACACTTGATGGTCTTGATCGGTTGCATTGCTTCACAATTATAGACCCTACAACAAGTGAGTTGTATGAGTTTAATACAATGAAAGAGAATATTGATGAAGGCTTAAAGATGCTACAGGAAGCTGAGTATGTTTGCTTTCACAATGGCATAGGCTTTGATGCTCCTGCACTCTATCGATTGTATGGAATACGCTTTAACAAAATTGTAGACACGATGCTTATGGCAAAGGTGTTGTTCCCTGACATAGGTGATGAAGATGACAAGAGAGGATACGAGAAAGGTTTTCCTAAGAAGTTAAGAGGATCTCACTCACTCAAAGCTTGGGGTCTTCGTATAGGTGTTCATAAGGATTCACATGGTGAAGATGAAGACTGGGAAAACTTTAGTCCAGAAATGCAGAGGTATTGCAATCAGGATGTAAGGACAACGTTAGCACTCTACAAGTATCTTCTGGAACACAGTACATCTCCCAAGTCCCTTGTTCTTGAACACGAGTTTGCAAAGCTTATCAGAGTGCAAGAGATGAATGGGTTTCCTTTTGATGTTGATAAGGCCAAGGAGCTTGCAAAGGAACTTATGGTACGTCGGGTTGAGATAGAGAACGAGATGCAAGAGGTGTTCCCTCCGAAGGTAGAACAAATGAAGAGTGTCACTGGTTGGAAGGTTGAGGTAGACGGCATCGAGTACACTGGCAAAACTAAGATTGCATTGAAGGGTCAGTTAAAGAAGGCAGGACTTAAACAAAACATCAGTGACCTTGCAGAGAAGATGGGAAACAAAACAAAAACAATTCCCTTTAACCCAGGAAGCCGAGATCAGATTGCGGAAAGACTTATGGAAGCTGGATGGAAGCCAGCAGCGTATGAAGGCAAGCGACCAGAGATAAATGAGGGAGTGCTTAGAAAGATAAACACAAAGGAATCTCTTAAACTTCTTGAGTACCTGTTGTTACAGAAACGTCTTGGAATGTTAGCGGAAGGAAGACACGCCTGGTTGAATGCTGTTACAGATGAAGGGAGGATTCATGGTAGTGTTAACACAGCAGGAACTATCACTGGAAGATGTACACATAACGCTCCAAACCTTGGACAGATTCCTGCGGTACGTTCGGAGTACGGAAAGGAGTGTCGTGAGTTGTTCACTGCTCCAGAAGGAAAGGTTCTTGTAGGATCTGATGCGTCTCAACTGGAACTTAGATGTCTTGCACATTACCTGTTTCCTTATGACTCTGGTAAATATGTTAGAGAAATCCTAGAAGGTGACATTCATACAGTTAATCAGAATGCTGCTGGGTTGCCTACAAGAGATCAGGCTAAGACATTCATTTACTCACTCATATATGGTGCTAGTGATACTAGGTTGGGTGAGTCAGTTGGTGGAGGAAGACCACAAGGGAAGAGACTAAGAAATTCTTTTATGGCTAAGATGCCAGCGTTCAAGAAACTGCTAAGTGATGTTGAACTGTCTGCAAAAAAACACGGGCATCTTACAGGCATCGATGGCAGGGTGATTAGATCAAGGTCAACACACTCACTACTCAACTTCCTGTTGCAGAGTTGTGGTGCTGTTATCATGAAGCAGAGTCTTATCGAGTTTTCATTGTTAGCTAAACATCCCTACGAGATGCACGCCAACGTACACGACGAAGTTCAGTTCTCATGCGAAGAGGAACACGCAAAGGATCTTGGAAGAACTTTTGTAGCTGCAATGGAAAAGGCAGGGAAGACCCTTGGCATCAAGTGTCCGATTGACGGTGACTTTAAGATTGGTAACAACTGGGCAGAGACACATTAAGACTTATGATTGAAGTAAATTATCAACAAAATACTAACGTAAGAAATGGTTGTATTGCAGAGTGTATGTTTAAGTTAGAGGCACTGAACAGAGGATGGGATGTTTTTTCTCCTGAGCATCATTCGACTCCTGCTGATTTGATTATATGTAAACCTTTTTCTCCTCCAATAAAAATTCAAATAAAAAAAATGGTTTGGCAAAAAAGACATAAAAAACATAAATCTGGTTGGTCTTGTAAAACAGAATCAACGAGGACTGCAAGAACTCCAAACAAAAAATATTCGTCAGGAGCTTTTGATGTTTTTGTTGGAGTGGTTATAGAAAAAACAAAGTTTATTTTTAAAAGTTATGAAGAATCCCAAGCAACAAAATCTTTTTGGTATTACGAAGATAAACCAACAATAGGAACAGGAAATTGGGATATGCTTGGCGAGACAGAAATTTCTAAACCAGAGTTGTATAACCCTCAAAAAGAATTATTTGAAATAGCATGAAAAAAAGAACAGCAGTAATAGATGGAGACATGGTTGTCTGGAGAAGTGCCTTTGCATCTGAACAAGAGATCAAATGGGATGATGACATATGGACATTACAGACAGACATGAACGAGATGAAGTCGATTGTTGATGAGACTATTGATTACATCCAGACACAAACAGATACCGATGATTACCAGATGGTGTTCTCTGACAGTCGTAACTTTCGTTATGACATCTTTCCAGAATACAAAGCTAACAGAAAAGATAAAAGAAAACCTCTCGGTATAAAGGCTGTTAAGGAGTGGTGTTACAAGAAACGTAATGGTTACCACAAGCACAACCTAGAGGCTGATGATGTTATTGGCATGATGTGTTGTGGGAAAAAGAACATGGTTGCTGTCAGTGGAGACAAGGACTTTGGCACTCTTAATTGTGAGTGGTTTAATTTTTTAAAAGCAGAAACCAACTACACAACAAAAGAAGAAGCCGACTACAACCACCTGGTTCAAACACTTTCTGGTGACTCTGTTGATGGATTCTCTGGTGCTTCTGGTATAGGCCCAAAGACTGCAATGAAACTTCTTGATAAGAATGGAGCAACCTGGAGGACTGTTGTGGATGCTTATGAATCAAAAGGACAGAACGAAGAAGAAGCTTTATTAAATGCAAGACTCTCGTATATTTTGAGAAGCCTTAGTGAATATAACGAAAAAGAAGGAGAAGTAAGATTATGGATGCCGAAGTAATTGAAAGAAAACCACTACCTGATAGTGGCAAACGATCAGAGTTTGAAACAGGAAGTGTTCGAGATGCTTGTGAAGGCAAAGGAATACCATCGCTCATACCTGTATCTGCATTAAGAGCCGTTGCAAAACGATTTGAAGATGGAGCCTATAAGTATGGTCGGGACAACTGGAAAAAAGGACAGCCTCTCAGCCGTTATGTGGACTCAATCAATAGACATCTTTGGGACTATCTTGATGGATGTGAAAAGGAGGATCACCTTGGTGCAGTGATATGGAATGCTATGTGCCTACAGCAGACTGACAAGTGGATTACTGAGGGTAAGTTACCCAGTGAATTAAGGGATATTTAATTTATGACTGTATATGAAGAAATAAAACATCTATCGCATGGCACGAAAACTACGAGGCAGGAAAGCTGTTTCACTTAGAAAAGAACACAAGTCTAAGAAAGGTGGACTCACCGAAAAAGGACGTAAGTACTACAACAGTAAAACAGGTTCTAATCTTAAACGCCCACAACCAGGAGGAGGTGCTAGGAAGCGTAGCTTTTGTGCAAGGATGTCAGGAGTAAAAGGCCCAATGAAGGATTCAAAAGGAAGACCTACTAGAAAAGCCCTAGCTCTTCGTAGATGGAAATGTTGATAAAATTATATGAGTTTATACAGAAATATCCATGCCAAACGTAGAAGAATTAAAAGAGGAAGCGGAGAAAAAATGAGAAAACCAGGAGCTAAAGGCGCACCAACAGCTAAGAATTTTAAAGATGCTAAGAAGACTGCCAAGAGAAAAAGAGGCAAGCTTCGCATCAACAAGAAGAGATATTAAAATGGAAGCTCCCTTTCCGATTGTGTCGAGTGAGTTAGTGAGTAGACTCGACGAAATATTCCCACCAAAAGAATTTAGTCCAAAGGATAATCTACGAGATATGGATTATTACTTTGGGCAGCGTAACATCGTAAACTTTTTGCGTGCTAAGAACGCAGAACAAAACGAAAATATTTTAACAAACAACAATAACAGAAATTAAATAAGATGTGTTTATCCAGACCCAAAATGCCGTCACAGCAAGTGGTTAATCAGCCAGTTCCTATGGCCCCACCACCACCAACGCCTGTTGCAGAAGAGGTAGAGGACAAAAAGAAAAAAAGGAAAGACACAATCAGCCGTAGAGGAACTTCATCTCTCACAATTAGAAGACCTTCAGTAAGCCTTCCAACAACAGGAAGCGGAGCCAATATTAATTACTAAAAAAATAAACTAAATCAAATGTCATCATACATAACAAATGTAAACATCGCTAGCTCTGGTGCTTTAGACAACAACGGAAACGGAGTGCTAAACTCAACAACTACTCCTAAGATTAACAAACTCAAAGGAGGTACTTATTGTTTTCTAGCTTCTGGAGCTATCCCTGCTTCGGGCTGTACAATTACTTTGCAGCAGAAAGTAGGAGCTAACTACGTGGATGTTGGAGACGATGCGGTTCTCACTGGCCCAGGAGGATGCGTGTTCACTACATCACAGTCCGATGTTCAAGTAGTAATCGCAGGAAACAACTCATCATCAAACAGTATCGATATCGTTATCGCCCCAGTGCAGTAGTAAAATATAAAACATGGCTAGAAAACTAGTAGCAAACCAAGACAACACCTCGACAAGCAGTCAAACAGAACCTCTTTCGAGAGCAGTAGCTAGACCTATTTTTGGTGAGAATGTTCTAGCCATAGACTACAACTTCGCTGAAAAGGATTACCTTGATGACGATATAACTTTCAGCAGATCTTCATCAGCAACCCAAACGAACAGTTCGGGGCTTGTGGCTTTTGCTCCTCATAATGAAGTTCCTTATACAACTGACGTTGGAGGAACAGGATGGACGAATGTTTTATCTGTCGGTATAACCGCAAATCAAGCTGACCCTTTTGGGGGAAATGAAGCAACTCGACTACAGGCTGCAAACGATCAGCAATATTCGAACACACGCTTAAACTTGCCAGTTAACTTAGAGGCTAACCAACCTTATGTTTATTCTGTTTACATAAAACAAGACCAAACAGCAGATACTACAACACAAGTGCGTTTAGGGATTCAACAGGGATCTACTTGGATAGTTTCTCAGTATGCCACGATGACCAATGGTAGTTTTGAATTTAATTCGCTCGAATCGAGAATAACAGATACGAAAATAGAAACATTAGATGATGGTTGGTTTAGGGTTAGTTACAGTTACACTACGAATATTACAGGAGCACACATATTTGCAATTTATCCTGATACACGAAGCGCGTCGTATACAGGAGCAGTTTGGGTTTATGGGCCACAACACGAAAAGACATTAACACCTGAGAATGGCCCTACCTCCTATTATCGAAATGAAACTTCGGGCAACAAACAATCACCCCGATTTGATTTTGATTTTCAAAAAAATGCCAAGGGACTCCTGATTGAAGAGCAGAGGACTCAATATGTAACTCACTCAATAGACCTCAACTCAGGACTTCCGCTGAGAGGGGGTGGCGTTACGATTAGAACAGCCTCAAACATTGTTGACCCTTCAGGCGGTTCAGAAACTCGAAAGCTAGTACAGTCCCCTGCAAGTAACGGAAATATTTATCAATCAGCTTTTAACACAATAGCTTCACATTTTACGGAGGGCACGACGAACACTAGATCTATCTATGCTAAAAAAGCAGAGATGAACTGGATTAAGATTCAGCATTATGATGGCACTGATAACTTAGGAGCTTATTTTAATTTAGAGACTGGGCAAGTTGGGACAGTTAATTCTGGTGTTACAGCACAAATAAGTGATGCAGGAAATGGTTGGTTTAGGTGTTCGGTAACAAGAGTTACTCCAGCAGGTAGAAATGACTCAGAAAGGCTGCAAGTTGGTTTAGCTACAGGTGATGATGCAAGTATGACTTACACAGGAGATGGCTTTTCTGGCGTGTACTTGGCATTTGGTCAGTTGGAAATTGGAGCCTTCCCATCTAGTTTTATACCATCCTATGGGGCTTCTACGACTGTTCGTGCTGCCGACATAGTCAAGGTAGATGGTACAAACTTCAGTCGATTCTTTAAGGACACTGAGGGAACTACAGTGGTTGATGTTGAGTTGCCCAAAGGTTGGGAGGATACAGATTTTAATAGATTTTATGCTTTTAGTGATGGAACATTTAACAACAGTATTCAGGCGTGGATAAATGCGAGTGCTACTCAAGAACCTA